ATTAAATCTACATAGTCTTCATACTTTGTTCCAACTTCAGCAGCAATTGAGTTATTACTCATCCATGCCCAACCTGGATTTTCTGAATCATAGGAGTTACGCTCTGGAAATACTTCTGGATTTTTAAGGTTAATAAAATCTTTATCTTCTGGAGTACCTAAAGCAAGTGTTGCAGAACGACGAACATTTCCAGAAACAACACATGTTCCAATAAGATTTACAATATCGGTAATTGCACGTGAGTCAAGAAGATCCCCTGCTCTTCCACCAATTACTTTGTCAATTCTATTGTGTAAATCAATCAATGGTTGTGGTCCAGATGCTACTCCTCCAAAACCTTTAATTGGTGCACCTAATGGACGAATCTCAGAATAATCAAATTTTTGAATATTTTGATTTTGACGAAGATAAGAGTTTAATAACATACGAACTGACTCTACCCAGCCTTCACGGGTATCAGGAATAACATAGGTATTAACAGGCTCTGTAGGGGCGTAGATAGGCATTTCTTTGTCTTGACCTAATGTGTCAAACCCTACCCCAATACCCAGCATAAGGGCATCCATAACCCATGAGAACAGGGCTCCTGGATCATTACGATCAATATCTCTGGTAGAAACCATTGCACAGTTTTGAAGGGCAGCTGAGTTGCGCTTTTCCATTGTCATTGGGGTTCCAAATGTCCACATTCCACGACCTGGAGGAGTCCATTTTAGTTCAAACATTCTTTGAAATGCTTCTTGAGCAGATTTTTGTGCTTTATTGTCATTCCATGGAAGTCTATTTTCTTTAGCATGATTTTTTTGAACTGAATACATACCCTCAATTACACGCTTACAAACTTCATGCCATCTTTCTTTTGTTCCGTCATCTTTCATTCTAGAATAAGTTCTTATAAAAGTGATCTCTCCTAAAGAGTTAGACCCAGCATCAGTAAATCCAAAAGGAGCTGGCATTGCTGAGTATTTATTTAGAAAATCATCTGACAAACGAAAAGAAAAGATATCTGACATTTTAAACCTTTCAAAGTAAAAATAAGTTAAGTACTTTAAGAATCCTAAAGTAGTGTTAAGTATATCATAGTTTAAAGTATTAGAATTACGCTTAAATAAAATTTCTATATGTATTGTTTAGGTTTAGAACTTTAACAAAACAATAGTTGTCTTACTTATCCAAACTTACTACTATTGATATGACACATCTCTATTTGATTAATATTGAGATGTTTTGGTAAAGATCCAACCCAGTATATTGCCTCTGCTAAATCTTTTGCACTTAGAGCATTTTCTCTTTTTTGTTCTTGAGTATCAATTGTAGCTGGACAAATTTCTGTTATTTTAATATTATATTCTGGAAATTCTAGTCTCATAGTATCTATAAGTCCTCGTTCTCCACGCTTAGCATTAGTATAGTTTCCTCCACCACGATATGGAACTTTGCCTCCAAAAGATGTAACAAATACAATTGTTGGAGATTCAGACCTTCTCATACATGGAACAAATAGTTGAGATAGATACATTGGTCCAGTTACGTTTATATCATAGGCTACCCTGAAATTTTCTGGGGTTTCGTTAATTATTCTGGTTGGAGAAGATCCACCCCCAGCATTGTTTACTAAAAGGTCAAGGGTGATATCTTTGTATTTTTCAAAAAAAACTTTTATTGCTTTAGAGTCTGTAATGTCTAGTTGATATACCTCAACATTATCAGAAACTAAACCAGATACTTTTGATAAATTTCTTGAAACAGCAATAACTTTATATCCATTTTCAGATAAATGTTTTACTGTTTCGTAACCTACGCCCTTGCTTGCTCCAGTAACTATTGCTGTTTTCAAATTAATGAATCCAGTGTTGTGGAATCATGTACTTAAAGCCACTCCTTACAAGGTGTGCTGTATGGTGATATGGTGGTGAAGGTGGAAACACAATAATGCTTCCTGCCTCTGGCTTTACATAAAATGAGTAGTTTCCTTCATTTTTAGCAATCTCAAAATCTGGGTTTGGTCCTGGTTGATTTAATATTCCCTGTGGAGATGCAATGGTAAAAGAAATTTCTCCACCCTCGTAATCATCGTTTAGGTACATTACGAAAGAAACCTTTAGTCTTTCGTCACCTTCTTGTTGATCAAAATGTGCACCCATAAATGTACCAGCCTGATACTTTTTAATTGGGTATTGCGGAAAGAGTTTTGGTTCATCCGTAATTCCCTGTGCTTTTGCATAATCTCTTGCTACATCATCAAAAGCTTTTTGAAGTGTCTTGTATATATAGCCATTCTTTTCATCAGGGTCGTTAGAAGAGCCAATTGTTTTATCTGTCCCATAAATATAATGCTGACCACTGCATGCAGCCCATTCTCCCCAAGTGTTAGCATTGTCTTGCTCTATCTCTTCAACAAGCTTTTTAGGGTCTTCAATTACATTTTTGTAATAATAAACCTTTTCCTCAAGTATTTCTCTTTCCATTTTTATCTCCTCTTCTAGTACTTATTATTAACATAAAAATTTTTTACTTTTATAAAACCAACTAAGACATATCTTATTGGTCCTTTACCTACGTGCTTTACTCCATGGTTAAACTCACTTGTTCCTGGAAAAAATATTATTGTTCCTGGTTTTGGCTTTAACTGTAAGTCCTTATTTACAAAAAATAACTCTCCTGCAACATAGTCATCATTTAGGTATAAAATTGTTGCATACTTAATTGCTGGATCTGTATCTTGGTCAGTATGGGCTTTTAGTTCTACACCCTCCTGCATTCTTTGCAGTGTTACCATTCCAGTTTGCTCTAAAGTTGGATCTGCTACTTCTACGAGAGCATGAATTTTATTTAGCCATGACATAACTACTGGATCTCCATGAGTGTCGTAGTTTTTATCTTGCCATCCGTGTGTAATTTCAAACTTTCCTTCTGCAACTAGATTTTCTACATCATCTCTGCCAAATTTTTCTAAACAAAATCTTTTTAGATTTTTTGTATACTCTATATTCCAATCATCTTCTGTTAAGTTGTTGATCATGCTCATGATATGCTCTAGCTCTTCGCTAGTAGCAAAATTTTCAATAACTAAAACCTGGTCAATAGGCTCCTGGACTATAAAGCCACTATCCTCTAATTCTTTTTTTAAAAAAGTAGCCATTTTAATCTACATCCTTTACTTTATATTTATTTCCATTAGCATCTAACTTCCAGCCTTGCTTTAACAACTCTTGCCACTCTGCTCTTTCAATTTCTTGTTTTGCCCTAGTTTCTTTCATTTCTGCTGCCCAAGCATCTCTTAGTTCTTGTGGATAATCAGACTCTTCTCTGTCATCCCAAAAAGAACCTATGGTATATCTTACTCCACTTTCTATTAATGATACTTCGTGCATGTTATTAAATCCTCCATCAAAAACAGCAAGAAGTCCAGTTTGTGGTTTAATTTCTATATTTTGTGCTGGAAACTTAAGGATTCCTCCTTCAAAATTATCATTTAAATATAAAAATCCAGCATATCTACTTCTGGTAAAGGCTCCTGAGTTTCCTTCAGCGTCTGTATTATCTGAATGTACTCTTGCATATGCTCCTGGTTCCCATTTTTGTGTATGGTATCCAATTTTAGAAATTATGCTTGGATCTAAATCATGAACTGAAGCAATTGCTTCTGGCATTTTTTTTTCAATATCTGAAAAAATTGTTGGTGATAGATTAGCATCAATAATTTCTTGATCATTGTCTTGTGGCAAAACAGAAGAATAGGACTCATAAAAAGATATTGGCATCCAGGATATTTTTCCATTTTCTGCTTGTGCATCTAATGCTTGAATCATTTTGGCACACTCTTCATTGCTAATAAAGTTTTCATAAACAACAATGTCTTTTGTAATTCTTTTTTTATTATTTAAATTCATGGTTGTTTTTCTCCAGTGTGTTTCGTGATTTCCCAAAAAAATGGACAAGTGTATCTAATGCCACTTTTAATTTCTGTTACTCCGTGGATATAGTTCATATCTCCTGGGAAAAAATATGCAGCACCCTTTTTTGGTTTAAATTGAACTCCTTGGTTTGGAAAATACAACTCTCCACCTTCATAATCTTCATTTAAATAAAACAAACTTGAAAGATCATAGTTTGGAAAATCATTTGGAAGTCCAGCATCTGGGCCTTCATGTAGTTCTTTATCTGCATGAGGATTTTGCAATTGCCCTGGAAGCCATTTAACTATGGTTGTTCCAGTTGGTTTAACTTCTACTTTATAAAAATCTTCAATAATTGGTTTTAATCTTTGAAATAATCCTGCAATTACTGGTGATATTGATGGATCATTTTTATCTAAGGTTGGTTGGGTAGCAACTCTATCTTTCCAGTAATCTGAGTCATAGACGACTGTTCCATTTTCATTAACATGGCTTTCTGTTACATCCCAAATGGTTAAAGACTTTGCCGCATTTTCTAAAAAATCTATTTCTTCTTGAGTCATAAAATTTTCTAACTCAACAATCATTTCTTTTCCACTACCAAAAAACCCTGAAGGAGTCATAGATGGTGTTCTTTTAACGACTTGTGAATTATTATTTATCATCATATGATTATATCACTTCTCTATTATCTTTTACAGATAGGCGTAAAGTTGTTACTTCATGGCTTCCTATTTTTTCTCCATGCTCATTTGTTGCATTTCTATACCAGCTTGTCCACTTTCCAACAGAAATATTTTTTTGTGAGGCTATTCCATACGACTTGTTTTTATTTTCTCTCACTCTTCCTGGATCTGAGTAATTAACAACCTGTATTTCAGTCTTATCCATTGCTGAAAGTGAAATTGGTATAATTGTTGCAATAGGCTCTCCAGCTTTTATCAATATCTCTTTATTAGGGACCTTTGCCCTTATTGCTAATGGAAATCCAGTGTCTAGCCATGAGGTGCTGATTACTGTTGAAATTGTTTCAAATTCATCATTAAAATAGTTTACTGGATTAACTGTCATAATGCTAATGTTTGGCTCTGTTCTAATGACAATTCCAGTATGTACGCTTAAACTTGATTGGCCTCTTCCAGTGTATGTAAAATCTCCACCTTCTAAAATTTTTACATGATCTTGACTAGTATCATTAATTCCATCCCATATAAACTTTATATCTTGCTTACATGATATATTCCAACCAGTTACATTTGCTAATGTTACTGGAAAACATCTATAAGCATGTTTCTCTGGTGTATCATCCATCCAGTCTCTTTTTATAGACATTGGAGAAATGTCAACTAAGCAATCTGGGAATTTTTCAATTGTAATATTTAGCATTATTCTGTATCTGGTATATACATCTCTGGAGTGTGAAACTTTTTATTATAATCTAACATTGTAACAATAGAATATTTTGTTCCTGAGTGAACTGGCATTGCTTGATGAGGATACATATAGTTAGATGGAAATATAAAAAGATCTCCAGCTTTTGGTTTAATATTTAGATTTTGTAATCTAAAGTATAGTTCTCCACCATCATAATCATCGTTTACATATGCAACTAAAGATACTGTACAGTTATATGAAAAACCATGGTCGTGGTGTTCCATAAAATGTTGTCCTTGTCCATATTTAATAAAATTAAATGCTTCCCAATATTTTAAATCACCTAAATTGTAATCTCTTCTATAGTCATTAACTGCTTCAACTTGAGCATCATAAACATCTTGCCACAAAGACTGTAGCTTTAAAGACTCTTCACTAGTGTCTGCCTCTATATCTGTTTTTTTAAACTTAAAGTCATAGCAATCTCTATAGTCTGGCATAAGCTGTTTATACCCAACATATGCTGGCATCCAATGGTATCTTTTTCCTTCAGGGGATAACTCTCCATACTCAGCAACAGATCCTAGAGTATTTTCAAGTCTATTAATTACATCAAGTTCTTTTTTTATAACGCCTCTATAGCAAACAATGCCATTTCCAAGGTTTTCTTTTTCTGTCCATGTTTTCATTATATTTTCCCCTTTTATATATTATTATAGCACTATCTAAAGATATTTTCTTCTTGACCAGATTTTATTTTTATAAATACCGCCATCTGGTTTACGATAAAAATTTGAATTATCTACTAACTTATTATAAATTTGTTTTTGATCTAATGTTTCTATTTTTTGTTTCCAGTCTTCTCTTTTAAAAGGAAAGATCTGCAAATATGGGGTTCCTTCTGGTAAAACACCCTCCCAGCCTTCTGCAATAAAAAATGGAAATGTTCCAAGAATGTTGACTTTATCACAATCAACTATACCAGTTGTATTTAAAAACGGTAGATCAAACCTATTCATTGGTGTCATAAATAGTGCACTATATCCTTCTGGAAGTTCTAGTCCCCAATTTGAATACCAAGCAAAATGGTCCCTATAAAACCCTTTTGGATGTTCAAACTGTGGCATTGGAGCTCTTTTTGTACAGAAGTCTTCATACTTTTTATCTGATACCTTAACATCAATAGATCCTCGTTCATTTTTAAAGAATGTAATATCACATGGAATCTTTAAAACATATCCTGTTGAAAAACCATCCATGATTGCTGGACATGCTTTCCATGTTGGAATTTTTCCATAATCTGAATCTGTTCCTTCTTTTGGAACTGGGCATATTTCTTTTGTTGCCTGATAGTATTCATCAGTAAATGGATTCTTTGCAAATCTATCTGCATTTTTATACCACGCAGGTATTACGGACTGTGCTGTAGATGGTGCAGAGGAGCTTTTTTCATCTAACCATGGCCTATATGGTCTAAACGTAATTATGTTCTCATCTTCATCATTTTTTTTAAACAATTTGTTTATGACCTAGTTCATTAATATCTGTCATTACAACCACACAATATTTTGTTCCAGATTTCATTGGTAAAGAAGCATGCTCATAAATATAGTTTGATGGGAAAATAGCTATATCGCCAACTCTTGGTGTATGGGTATAACCATCTAGCCTTGGGAACCTGATTTCACCACCTTCATAATCATCATTAATATAGATTACAGCAGATACAGTACAGTTGTATGCTGGTCCATGATCTGCATGTATATTGAAGTGGGTTCCTTCGCCTTCATACTTTACAAAATTAAAAGCTTCATAGTAAACAACATTTATTCCCCAGTACTTAGCATAATCGTCTACACAGTATTTTAACTTTTCATATATTTCTTGATGAAGATCTAGCAACTCTGCATTATGTTCATCTCTTGGTCCTAAGTTTTCTTGTTTATATTTAAAGTCTACACAATCTCTTGCTCTTTTAATTGGTGTTGGAGAGTTTGTAACTGTTGCATCAGCCCACTTATATTTTTTATCATTTGATAAGTTTGATTCAAGAGTGTTAATGTATCTATTAGCATCGTCTATAGAAAATACATTTTTATATATATTTAATCCTATACCTGGATTTTCAACAGTAATTTTTTCATCAAGCACTCTATCAATTCTTTTTGATGTTGTTTCTGATCTATCTTTAGTAAACCATGGGTTTGTATTTTCA